TTGTTCCTGCCCACCGTGACGAACTCGACCATGCCGCCCCAAAGGCTGCCGTCAAACTCGCTGATGGTGCGGTCCTGCACTTTCAGTACCTTGATGAAGTCCGCCAGCCGTTCGCTCTGTGCTTCTTTGGCGGAGATGGCGGCTACCACCTTATCGTACCGAGCCTTCGCCGTATCGTACCGCTGGACAAGTCCATCGTAGCGTTTCTGGTACTCATCCTGATCCTGTGCGACACGGGCATTCTCCGCCACGATGTTCTGCGTCATTTCCACCAGCACCACCATCTCTTCCTCCAGCCTGCCCTTTTCTTCCTGCAGGGAATCGGTGACACAGAGTGTTTTGCGGATGATCTCTGCATTGGCAATGATCTCTTTTTTCTCCGTCACGAGTTGGTTGTATGCCGACACAAACGCCTCCTTAACCTCGTCCTCCGTAACATGGGGAGTCTGGCACTTCTCACCGTTGTACTTGCGGTTGCAGCGGTAGATGACCTTGCGGTAGCAGTCTGTGGAATGCCAGACCTTCGAGCCGAACCATCCGCCGCAGTCGGCACATTTGATCTTGTTTGAGAAAATGCTCACGCCGCTGTATCGTGAACCGCCCTTCGTGCGCTTGGCAAGCTCCGCCTGCACCAAGTCGAACACCGCCGGGCTGATGATTGCCTCGTGGTTGCCCTCCACATAGTATTGCGGAACTTCGCCCTCGTTCTTCTTCATCTTTTTCTGAAGGAAGTCCACCGTGAACTCCTTCTGCAAAAGGGCATCGCCCTTGTATTTCTCGTTCGAGAGCATCCGGCGCACCGTCTGTTGGTTCCACACGTCCTTGCCTGCAGGTGTCTTGATGCCCCGGCTCGTAAGTTCCGCGGCGATGGAGTGCGGCGTCATGCCCTCAAGGAACAGGTGGAAGATCAGACGCACGGTTTCTGCCTGCTCGGGATTGACCACAATCTTGCCGGTTTCTTTATCCTTCTCCAGCCCAAGGAAGCGACTGTAGGCAAAGCTGACCTTTCCGTCTGCCATGCGCTTGCGCTGCCCCCAGGTGACGTTTTCGGAAATGGAGCGGCTTTCTTCCTGCGCAAGGCTCGACATAATGGTGATGAGCAGTTCGCCCTTGGAATCCAGCGTCCATATGTTTTCTTTCTCGAAATAAATCTCAATGCCCTCATCCTTCAGCTTCCGCACCGTGGTAAGGCTGTCTACCGTATTCCTTGCGAAACGGCTCACGCTCTTGGTAACAATGAGATCGATTTTCCCTGCAAGGGCATCGGCAATCATTGTTTTGAAGCCCTCGCGCTTTTTGGTGTTCGTTGCCGAGATTCCTTCGTCCGTGTATATGGCAACGAACTCCCAATCGTCCCGGCTCTTAATGTAGTTGGTGTAGTAATCGACCTGTGCCTCGTAGCTCGTGGTCTGGTCTTCGTGGTCGGTCGAAACGCGGGCATATCCGGCAACGCGGCGCTTCTTCGTACTGTTGATCGGCGTGGCCGTGTACCGGCTGATGGTAGCTGGAATTGCCGTTACTTTTCTTTGCGCCATGCTTTACCACGCTCCTTCCGTAATTGTTTCATGTGTTCGCTCATCTGCTGCCGTACCTCCGGCGTATACCTACCCTTGATGGATTCCTTAAACTTGGCTCTCTGCTCATCCGTCCAAGGTCTGCCGACCCGTTTCGGCTGCTCCCATGTGCGGCTGACCGTCCTGCCGTCCTTGAAATGGAAAACCATCTCCGTAGCGGAAAGCACATCAATGTGGTCTATCCGCTTTTCAAACTCACCATCGTCATATTCAGCAATGCCGAGCGTCTCCGCTATGAATGGTTTCAACACATCCTCTCGCAGACCGACCGTTTCGCATCCGTCCCGCTCAGCGCACCGCCAGTAGTAGGCTTTGCCGCTTTCCGATGTAGAAGACGGCTGCGTGGCTCTGCGGAAATTGCACCCGCACCCCACGCACTTTATCTTGCCCGTCATGACGGAGGAACCTTTGCAGTTCGGTCTTTTCCTGCGTTTCTCTGATGTTTTCGCTCTGTACTCCGCAGTCCAGCAGTCCTTGTGTCCTGTGTTCGGGCAGTCCTTAGTAATGACCTCGCCGTTCTTCAGATGGAACTCAAGCATCCCGCGTTCCGGCACGTTGATGAAATCCACTCTATCATGGAACGCATCCTCATCGAACTCATCCAGGCCGAGGACGGCGGCGCAGGCTTTCTTGAGGTTCTCGTGGTTTATGCTGCCGCCGACGGGACACCGACCGCCTTTTTTCTTCCTCGAACCGCAGACCCAAAACTCCATGAAGCCCCGGTCAGTACGCTTGTTGTGCATATAGCTTTGACCGCAGTGCGGGCATTTCAGCATTCCCGAAAAGCAGGTAAGGTTCAGGCTCTTGTTCGCCCTCGGTCCCAGTTCCTTGCGCCGTGCGATCTCCTCCTGCACATAATCGAAGGTCGCTTTGTCGATGATGGCGGGATGTGTGTCCTCCACATAGTACTGCGGTAGCTGTCCCTTGTTCTTTTTCCGCTGCTTTGAAATGGGATCGGAAATGAACTCTTTCTGCAGGAGAAGGTTTCCCGTGTAGGTCACGTTTGTGAGAACCACCTTGATGTTGGAATCCACCCAACGGCATCCTTCTCTTGTTGTGATGCCCTCGGTGGCGAACTCCCGCTCCGTTTCCAGCCTTGATTTTCCGTCCAGGAAGTTCTGGAAAATCCGTCTCACGACCTCCGCTTCCTCCGGCACGATGACCAGTTCATCGCCTTCCCAGCGATAGCCGTATACCCGGAAGTGTCCGTTCGGTATCCCTTTCTCGAAACGCTTTCTGATGCCCCATTTGCAGTTCTCCGAAAGGCTGCGGCTTTCTTCCTGTGCGAAAGATGCGAGGATGGTCAGCATCAACTCGCCGTCACCGCTCATGGAATTGATGTGTTCTTTCTCGAACCGCACCTCCACGCCGATATCCTTCAAGTGCCGCACCGTCTCCAGCAGGTCCACCGTGTTCCTGGCGAACCGTTGGATTGATTTCGTAAGGATGATGTCGATCTCGCCGTTGTCGGCGGCTTCGATCATACGCTTGAATTCATCGCGCTTGGCTATGCCAGTGCCGCTGATCCCATCGTCCGCGAACACGCCTGCGTACTGCCAGTCAGGATTCTTTTGTATCAGGGAACTGTAGTAGCTAATCTGTGCGGAGAGGGAATGGTTCATGCGTTCCGATTCCATCGAGATGCGAGCATAGGCAGCGACTTTTTTCTTCGTTTTTATGGTCGGCACTGCCTGTTCGACCCTTGTGATTTTTGCCATGAAATCACTCCTTTCCGACACTATACATCACTCTTTATGCCCCGGAAGTCAACGATATATCCGAGAATAATGTGCCGAAAACAGGCTTATATTTCTCAAGGAAAATTGTATCAATCTGACGATACTCCTCCTCGGAAATGATGCCTTCTTCGAGCATCTTCCTGGCAAGGTGCATGGTGGTCTGATAGAGCTTTTCGTTGCGGAAGTCTTCTTTACTCATCGCCGTCACCACCTTTGAAACGGTCGGCGATGTAGCATTCATGGCTGCAATACTTCCTGCGCCTGTCCCCGTAAATGTGGAACTCCTTACCGCAGTGCGGGCATCTGAAATCGTAGACCGCCTTACGCTTCACTTGGTCGAGATGGCTGTTCCACCACTCGTTACGGCACTTGTCGCAGCAGAAGCGCTTTTTCTTCTGCTTGGCGATCTGTTGAATCTCCCGACCGCAGTTCTCGCAGGCTGTTGTTTCGCCGGTGAGTGTAACGGAAGGCTCGATTGCAGCGTTCCCGTTGATATCGTTCCTGCGGCAGAAAGACTTTACTGTGTTCAGAGATATGCCAAGCGTCTGGGCAATCTTGCCGTAGCCGTTGCCTGCGGCGCGGAGTTTGATGATCTGCGATTTTTGATTGTCAGTCATAATCCTTCGGCTCCTTCCGAGGGATGCGTCTTGTGGTATCTCCCTCACTCACTACCGAAAAATTCAACCCCCACCGTTACGGCATAAAAAAGCGGCCTGCAGGCTCTCCGAAGAGACACCCACAGGCCATACCTGTTCCGAATAATCCTTTATTTTCAACGGTTGGAACACGAGGAACACGAAAAATCATATTACAACATAAATTTCGTGAACGAAAATAGGGTATATAAAAAATGTGTATTATATACGGAGAGATAGAAATTTGCTGTTCCTATGTGTTCTCGTGTTCCGATTAAATCCTCGTGGCGAAGTCGAGACTGATCCATCCCGCGCCGCTCTTCAATCGTCCCCATCCTGCGGTCGAGCCTTTGCCGGACTTGACCTCCACGATGGTGTAAACGCCCACGGGGATGAACTGCGTCCTGTCATAATCCGTTCCAGGCCCTTTGCGGATATTAAGGTCGGTGATGGTGATCCGCACGAGGAACGGAACATCCGGCGTGACGGGAGTAGTTGTTTTCGGTGTGTAGATGTTTACACCTTTTACATCAAACACACTATATCCCGGATTGGCATCAGCGCACTTTTTGGCGTTCTCCAAACTCTTGTACGCGCCTTTCTGCGTCTTGGAATCAGCCCAGGTCTTACGGACGCGGTACCAGGCAATAGCCGTCTCGCTCTCTTTTACATCGAACTGCGTAAGGTTCCACCGCTCGATGATCGAGCAGAGGTTCTGTACATAGGTAAGACTCGTGGCATAGCCGCCGTCCTTGATGATCTGCACGGCTTTCTTATAGTCGGTGCAACTTTTCAAACCGTCATAGCGGAGTTTACTGCCGTTCTTCGCTCCGAGGAGATACGCACTGTGGTCGGCGATGGAGTCCTCCACGCACGTATACTTGCGGAAGTCCGCCGTAATTGTCTCGTAGCTGCCGTCCGTATGCTGCTCCTTCGTCTGCTTGGTGTACTTGCTTTTGCCGTCCCAGGTCGAACCGCTCCAGGTGTTGCCGGAGAGTGAGCATTTCATGCCGAACACGTTATTGGCGTTCTGCGCCAGTTCCGACTTGCCGTAGCCGGATTCGAGGATGAACTGCGCCATCGAAACCGATGCGAGGATGCCCGTTTTCTTCTGGTCTGCCGTAAACAATGCTCCCACACTCTTTACAACATCCGACTCTGAAAGAGAAGAAAAGGCAGAAGCCTGTGTTCCCTGTGTAGTAGTGGAACCATCGGTACCCCCGGTACCACTGCCGAGAACCGCCGTGACCTTTTCCGCAAGATCGCCCATCCTGGCATACATCCAGTTGCCGGGACAGCTTTTGTTTGCGAACCACCGGTGGACGGTCAGGATCATCTCGCCGGACTTCGGTTCATAGGCGAGAGTCTTATCCTTATCGCCGAGCCACAGGAGCTTCGTCTTGCCGTTACGCTTGCAAATATCCACGCACAGTTTGATGAGCGTCTGATAAACGATGTCGCGGAACGCATATGGCTCCGTGGTATCGGATGCGCACTCGATGGTAATCGCCCGCTGGTCGTTGGCATTGGACGAGGAACACCATGAGCGGTTCTTCTCCTCCACATACATCCCGACACGGCCGTCCTTATCGATGCCGTAATTGCTGGATGCCTTTGTGGAGGTTTTTTCAAACCACTCCCCAAGCCCCTCTGCCGTACACTGACCGACCACGCAGTGGGGAGTAATGCGGTCAATGGAATGCGTCCGCTGCCCGGAATGATTCGGGCTGAGTTTGGTATAAGCCACCATAGGGCTGTTCGTGTAAGCCATTACTCGTCACCGTCCTTTCCATCTGTTTCGCGGTCGTGGAGCTGCTCCAGCACCGCTTTCAGCTTTTCCGGGATAGGCAGTCCAAGATGTGCAGCATTCTCAGTAAGGCTCACGCCTTCGTTGGAGATGTAAAAGAAAATGACCGCCGTGCGCAGGACGCTGCCCGTGCCGATGACCTGCACATCGAGGATGTTTGCAATCCCCACGAGCAGAAAAATAAGCACCTTGCGGCAGATACCCTTGAAGCCGACCTCACTGGAGAGCTTCTTGTCAGCCACAGCACACATAACGCCTGTGATGTAGTCGATTGCTACGAACGCCACAAGTGCAATGAGCAGGCCGTCACAGCCGCCGAGGAAGTAACCGAGCCACCCTCCGATTGCTGCGAAGATTACCTGAATGGTGTTCCAGAATTCTTTCATGAGATATGTCCTCCTTTGCGTTTTGGTATGAAAAAAGCGACCGCCCGTAAGCAATCGCCGTTTTCCGAAAGATAGTGTGTCGTATTGTGTTATATTGTCAGACCTGTTTCGGCAGCCACTCCCACAGCCGCAAATCCTCCTGCCCAAGGGACCACATACACATCCCTCGGAGCTTCCACCGATAAGCCGCCTCATTCGCCCAATAGACGAGGGAGTCCACGTCCTGGTAGTAGAGGATGGAAAAGCCGTCCGCATCTCCGAGGAACAGCCTCGATATCCAGATGTTGATATCCACAGGAATGACCGTAGCCTGATAGTCGTTCCCACAGGAAAGCGAGGTCATATCATCCGAATGGAAAAAGTCGTAATCCATCGAAATGTCCTCGCTCCTGGTGGATGATTCCTCCACATCAGCCGTAAGCGTGAAGACCTGGAACTCGCTGTCCCATGTGCAGTTGCTCCTGCTGATACGGCCGTAGGATTTCTGCGTCCCGTCCGGCATCACCACATCGAACCGCTCATAAGGCTCGTATGTCCAGGCGTCCCCAAAGCGCATCAGTTCGCAGACCGTCCTGTTGTCGGAGCGGTACCCTGCGTAGCCGCCGGAGAAACCGCTGACCGTTGCCGTGAATCGCAGCGTATAGGACGAGCCGGAATAGACGCGCACCTTGTTCCCGCGGATACGCATCTCCACCGTGTACATATTCGGATCAGTCCGAAGGGCTGCGTTTGGCGTCCTTATTATCTCCTGGCTGTAGCTGCCAAGGAGCGTAGAGCCGTTATACAACTCCACTGCCTGACTGTCATAGTTCAGACAACAGAATAGGTTCCCGCAGAACACACCGGCCTTGCCGCTGCCGTTTGCCGGGAACGCCAGCCTTGCCCGGAGGTGGATGTCCGAGAAGCCGTTATACTTCCACGCAAGCTGACCGCTGCCGTCAAGCTGGGAGTAGACACGCTCCATCGAGTATTCCTCCGATCGCCACACCTCCCACGAGCCGGACAGCACCGTCCAGTAGTTTGTTTCAAGCACTCCGTAGTCACGGAAGTCCTCGTACCATACGAGCGCGGAATCCGGCTTTCTGCGGAGCATCTCAAGCGTCAGCCGGAAACCACGGTCGGGACCGACCCAATCGCCGTTCACGTCCTTGAACCGCCGTGGCGAGAAGGAATATATCGCTTCTCCTGCGGACGGCGCTTCAGAAAAGGATGAGCAGACACGGAAACCGTAAAACTGTACGCCCTTCACATCGACAGAAATCGACAGCGTATGCGTCCCCGCCGAAAGGCTCACGCCGCTTGCAAGCGCAGTCCAGAAGGTACTTCTCCAGTACGGCCACCACAGGCGGCTCTCCGTGAAGTGTGTAGTCGCTCCATCCAAAGAAACATAGATGCCGTTCTTGTCCCAGAATGGATAACAGAGCC